ATCCGAGAGTTTAATCTTTTTAAGTTCTGATAGAATATCATCATGACAAGTGAAAACCTTGGTCTTTTTAATAAATGTTTCGATACTTGAAGTCATGATACTTGAAGTCATGATACTTGAAGTCATAATACTTGAAGTCATAATACCTTGATTATTATCATTATCATTATCATTATCATTATCTGATTTTTTTTCAGATTCAGTATTACCCGATATTAAATGTGAATACTCTGTTTTCAATTCGCCTAATTTTTGAAGAATAGGTTCTTTGCAGAATACTCCAAAAGGAATACGTAATAAACCATCTAAATATTGCTGCGATTTTGTGCTACTATCAGTTCCCTTATTTACAATTTCCTTGTATTTATCCATAGCTTTCACTTTCACGCTTTTTGGCACTTTCATTAAAAATATTCTTTTTTCGTATGGAATATCTTCTTCACTAAATTCAAGAATGCTTTTTGTATAATTAGTCACCGTTTTAACTGCGTTTTTAAATATTCTCTGAACACTCCAATGAAGACTATTATAAACTTGCTCTGCTAATGGTTGTGGTTTCAATAAATAGGATTCATTTGAAATCATATCATACATCAAATAGGCAAGATACTGAATTTCTAAATTGTCTTTAACTAATAGAAAAAGTGTTAATATTTCACGCTGCACCTGAATTTCAGAACCTAAAAACTCTTTCACTAGTGAGGAAATAGTTTTCTCCTTTAAATTTTGTAATTTATGATATCCTTTTAAAACTGTATCAACTATTTCACTATTTGTTAATACTAAAAAATCTCGAAGAGACATTTGATTCAAATATCCACTTTTAAAAGATTTGTCGATATTAATTGTTTCAAGAGTCTTTAATATTTCACGATGCTTTAATCCTATTGTTCCTCCAATTCTAGATATATTTAAAGAATCAGTGAGAAAATATCCATTCATTACAAATACAGACTTTTTTAATGGGATATACATTCTAGCACCATTAATATGTTCTAAAATACTCATGTGTTTCTTTGAAAGTATTTTACATTTTGGAAAAGTAATATCGGCTATATTATAATGGTCAAAACTGGTTGAATCTTCAAGTGCTGAATCTGTTAGTAATGTCAAATCAGTAGATTGATTATTGTGTTCTTTTTTTTTTGGATATACTTTATAACTCATAGGGACAAACATTTTATTAAAAAAATCTATCAATTTATTGAATTCTGGTGTTTTATCGGTCTTTATATTATCTATCGATATTCCCATTGAAATGTCTAATAGATGCTCAATTGTACTTGCACCACAATTTCCAGCAGCAGTTCTTATTTTAGTCTGCATTTTATCTATAAGAAGTAGTGTATTTCCTATAGTTTTTTGAGATATTGTATTATGAATATCACTATAAATATCTAATGCTTCTTCTAAAAGAACTGTGTTTATATAAACTTTATTTTGAGAGAGAATATCTTCGCAATTACTGCGATTAATACGATACATTACACTAAAAATTAGATGATAAAGTCTTGTTAAATTTTTTCTTATTTTCCGCCTTGTTAGTAGAATGAATCGTATTCTGTCTTTAAAAAAGATGAGGTCTCCCATTTTTTCCATATAGTAAATAATATATAATTATTTGTTTATATTTACGCTGAAATAAACAATTAAGAAAAAAAATTGATTTAAAATTATTATAAGGATAATAAATTAAATAGTAAAATGCCTAAGAACACATCTGGGGGAAAAAAACATAAAAAGGGGAAAACTGCGATTGGAAATGATGAAGATCGCGCTTTACTCGAAGCTGAGGAAGGTCAGTCTTATGCCATTGTAACTAAATTATGTGGAAATAGTATGATTAATTGTAGAGTATTCCAAAGGGTAGTAGAAACTGATTCGAGAGGAAATGAAAGTGTATCATTTAATTCTGAAGAAAAAATTGGGGTTATTCGCAATAGTCTAAAGAAGAAGAAAATTTTTATCAATGCAAACAATATTATTTTAGTATGTTTGCGAGATTTTGAACCTGGAAAGGTAGATGTTATTTACAGTTATAAGGATAAGGAAATTAAAACCTTGACTAGAAAAAATATGATTCCTAGTATAAATTTGGGTTCTGGTTCTGGTAATGGTAATGATGATGGTGTTTCGTATGAATTTTATGATGAAAATAATGATTCAAATAGTGATGAAGAATCAAAAATTAAGAAAAATGTAGTTGAAATTAATCGAGAAAAGAGGAAAGAGAGAAGTAGAAATGAACCATATCTACAGTTGCCTGATGACTTTGGGATGAGCGAAAATGAAGAACTTCAAGAGGATTATTATTACACAAAGAATGATAATGATAATGATAATTTTATTGACAACATTTAATATGCTTATTATTAGTAATTAATTTTATTTTTTTGACTTATAGGTAGCACTATAGATTAATATAGAATATGGGTATTCCCCTCTACTTTAAAACTTTATATAATGATTATCCTGAAATAGTCATCAAAAATATTGATGGAAATAATTTTTTATTTCTTGATCTAAATTGTGCTATTCATCCATGTTGTCGTAAAGTAATGACTACAATGGACTATAATTTTTATAATCATGACCTCTTAGAAGCAAAAATGATTCAATCCGTTTTGGCATATATTGAAAAATTAGTAAAATTTGTTGGTCCTAGTCTTCTTTATATTGCAATTGATGGTGTTGTACCTATTGCTAAAATGCTTCAACAACGTCAAAGACGATTCAAAAGTAGTCAGGATAAAATTAAAGAAATTAATATACGAGAAAAGTGTGGAATGGAGACAGATTCTGTCTTAGGATGGGACACAAATGCGATTTCACCAGGAACAGAATTTATGGAAAAACTCAATGGAGATATTGAATCGTTTATAAGAGGAAAATTAGCTAGTAATTACGATAATATGAAAGTTATATTTAGTTCTAGTCATGTTCCAGGAGAAGGAGAACACAAAATTCTGAATTTTATTAAAACCAATAAATTGGAACTTTCTGCACCAGATAATAATTTTGTAATTTATGGACTTGATGCTGATTTAATTATGTTATCCATGGTTTCAGCGGTTGAAAACGTGTATTTATTACGTGAAGAAGTAGAATTCACTAAAAAGGGTTCCAATGTTTCGGAAGATCATTTCTTATATTTGGATACTAATTTATTAAAACGAAGATTAGGAGAATCAATTCACAATGAATATTTAAAAATAGACCCACTTTTTAAATACAATCCTGAATCTGCATCCAATATGACTCCAAAAAGTAGAGAAACTGGTAATTTTATAGATGATTACATTGTTTTTTGTTTCTTTTTTGGTAATGATTTTATGCCACATACACCAAGTATTGATTTACGCAATAATGGTCATCAAATTCTTCTACAAGCCTATACAAAAACACGACATGTTCTAAATGAACATTTGGTTATTCGTGGAAAAATAAATACTGCTTTTATTATTTATTTCTTAGACCTTTTAACCGAACAAGAAAATAAAACTCTATTAAAACTAGAACGTGATAGAAGTAAATTCAATATTCGCAGATTTCAATTTAAGGATGATTATGAAAAAGAAACACAACTTCTCAATAATTTTCCTATGATAAATAGAGAATCCGAGAAAAATATTAATGCTGGAACAAGAGGATGGAGAAATAGGTATTATTCAACATGTTTCTCTATTGATGCCAATGATTCATACGAAATAGACGCCATAACTTGTAATTATTTTGAAGTATTGAAATGGACATTTGATTACTACTTTAATGGTGATATAACTTTTTATTGTGGATATAACTACGCATATGCACCAACTGTATTTGATATGGTAAAATACCTTAGAAAAACTAATATTTCTCTAAAAGACATTACATTTAAAAAAGGCACTCCATATAATTCGCTCGTTCAATTAATGTATATTCTTCCAGACTCAAGTAAAAATCTAATACCTACTTCATGTCGCGACCTAATGAATAATAAAAATTCTAGAATTCGCCATTATTATCCTAATGGTGAAATTCCTGTTGAAACCTGCTTTAAACGATATTGGTGGCAATGTAGTCCCATTTTACCACCTATTAATATTGAATTATTAAAGAATGTATTAAAGTCAGTCAAGATTTCTACAAAGGAAAAAAAAAGATATACTCGTGGAAAAATCCAAGTTTTTAACTAATTATTTTCTCATAGAATAGTATAAATAATATGAATTGTGGATTATTGTGTTTATTAGGTGTTGCCCTTCTTGGTAGTATGGTATGGACCATGATGGTAGGTAAAGATAACAAAGTCTTTAAAAAGTTTGAGGCAACTCTTAACGAAGAACAAAAAAAGAAATATAGAGAAATTACTAATGAGAGACTCAACTTATATCTTCAAGGATTATTTTTAGGTCTTCTTGTTGCAGTAATTGCATTAAGATTAAAGTTAAATAAATCATTAAAGAGAACTTCTCAGAAGGTATGTGCTTTTATTATAATCGCATTAGTTATTAACCATGTCTATTATATGGGTATGAAAAAATCAAGTTATATGCTCAATCATTTAGATAAACCAGAACAAGTTAATGCTTGGTTAGAAATCTACAATCATATGAAAATGCGTAAATTAGTTGGTATGTTAATTGGATTAGTGGGATATATCCTTGTTGGTACCGCAATGTGTAATTAAAATAAAATTAAATTATTAATTGATTTTTATAAGTATCTTTTCTTTCTCTTATCTTATCTAGAAATTCTGAAATATCGTCAGAATCTATAAAGAAATATTTAAACTCTTGTGATTCTGGCGATATTTCAGGAGTATAGTCTTCTTCTATGTATTTAATAGGATGAATATAGTTATCATACTTTAATATTAAATCCATAAGACTATATAATATTCCAATAATATCTCTATTTTCTCTATAAATGAAAATATTTTTGATATTTTCTAAATCAGCATTTAATGTACAAAAATTTTTTAGTAGGTCGCATGATATATACTGAACAGCATTTAGTGACTGTATAAAAAATGGGGTAAGACCAACAAAATCTAATTTATCATTGGAATAACTAAATGACAAATCGTTTATTATTTCATCTTCTAATTTTTTACATTGAGGAAGACTAGTAAATATTTTTTTTAGAATTAAATCTGTTTTTCCGATATAAATTTTTAGTGTGTGTGCAATTTTTTTTGGAGATTGAAAGTATTGTAAAACACTACTTTTTCCTAATTCTCCACAAATTTTTTTATCAGAAAAGTAGTAATTTCTATCAACTTTAATTAAATTATTTTTAGATTTTACTATTTCTCTTGGATAGATATTATTGTTAGAAAAATACAAACCTGCCATTTCCTCAACTAATAAATATTGGTCATTATTGAGACTATCACCTGCTTTAATCTTGGGGACAACTATTACTTTTTGACTTTCTACAGTTTTAGTACTATTTTCAAAAAAATATAATTCCTTCTCTTGAAACATATATTTAATGTAAAGAAATTAAAAAATGGATTAAATTGTATATGATCCGCTACCAAATCCTGTGACCTTCAATTCAATTTGTTTTTCAGGCATAGGCAGTGGTTGAGGTGCTGATGCTTGGATACCAGTTTGACCTTCTTTATTTGATATTTTAAATTCGGGATTATTCTGTCCTAATTGCTGGACTTTTTGGATGGGAACTTCCACTATAGCGGGTGGAGCACTTGCCATTACATTCATTATAGGTTCTTCGTTATGCACTGGAAGCACTGGAGGCACTGGATGCTTAGAGGTTATTGATTTAACATCAAAAATCTTTGTTCCCCCTCTAAGATATCTTGAATTTTCCAATTTTTCAATACTATCTAAACTAGATTCACTTTGTTGTCGTGTTCCTGTCTTCATCATAGAACGTTTTCTATAAATATTTTTATCTTTATTTGTAAATACATTTTTAAAATAGATTGTTTCATCTTCGGTTTCTAATGGCATTCCTTTCTTTTTTCTTATCTCATTTGCCAAATCAATTGCTTGATAGGCCTCATAGTCTTTATCTAATGTATAACCTTCACAAGTTAAAAATGAAACCGCCTTTGTTTGTGGTATAACATGTTTAATACTATTACGTTTTTTCCATAGTATAAATCTATCTCTATTACTGGGATGTGGTGGTGGTGGTACTTCCACATTCATAGATAATCCACTGTTTTTAATTGTCTTTTCTGCTTTATTTGCACGACTAAGTAGATATCTATATTTTTTCTCATTAATTGTGTCTATTTTTCCACATTCTTTTTCATTTGTTTCTCTAAAATTAGTCACAATTATGTAAGGATTTTCATCAACAAAGTTGCTCCGACGACGGATACTATTCCATAGTCTTTTAGCGAAACTTATGTTATTATTACTCATGATGATATAATAACAGAAAAGATTATTAAAATAAAAACCTAACAAATCTTTAATATTTTTTTATCATTAATATATATATGGATATAGTTAATTTAATAAAAGTTATACTAGGTGTTCTTCACACTTTTGTGAGATTTTTACCTCTTGGGATATATTTTTTCGCATATTTAGCATCAGTATTATTTAAAGATAGAAGAGCCGGTATAATACTTGGAGGATTAGTAGTAAATGATATTATAGGTTTTACTATGAAAAAATACTTTAAATTTGAACCAAATGCCGCTTGTGCAATTTTTGGAAGTAAAGACTCTGGAAATACATTAGGATTTTTACCAAATACACATACTGAAGTTATATCATTTTTAACAGCGTTCTTTTATAGCAATATGTGGCATAAATACCAGTTTGACCTTATTCCTTTTGTATTCTTGTTTCTTATGCTTCTACTTACATCATGGTCAAGAGTATCTATTGGATGTAAAAAAATAAAAGATGTATTTTTTAATGTAGTAGTTGGTAGTATTTTTGGTATGCTTTTCTATTATTTCGTAAGAAAACACTATATGAAGGCTGAAGAAGAAGCTAAGGGAACAGGACAAAATGTTTGCGATTTGGGATATGATAACTATAAATGTAGTGAAATTCGCGATGGAACAGTTGTTATGAGAGACCCTGAAGAAAAGAAACTTAAACGAGAAGAACCTGAAGACTCTGGCGATGAAGGTTGGTATGAAACTGCTTAAGCTTAATTATAATTTTATTTTTATTTAAAGACCTTTTATACTCAGAATATAACTATTACTATGAATAAAGTCGAATTAATTACACAATTTTCAAATTTTCTAGATACTCTAACTACACATGGATGCGACCAGTTTAAACATTTGAGCGATAAGGTTGATAGTATTCACTCCAATTATGACCAAAGATTAGAAAGTGTTGTATTAAATTTAGGAGACCTTGAATCAAAAATGGGTGGTATGTTGGATGATATTGCTTCTTTAAAAGATGAATTCACCAATTATCAAAAAGTAAGTATCGTTAAAAATCTCAATCAGCAATTATTTGAAAGAAATATAGAATTAGACCATTTGAAGAAAAAGATTGAAAAATTCGAAGATGCTTGTAGTCCAACTGCTAATACAGAAGAAGCGGTTGTTGAGGAAGAAACTGAAGCTATTGAGGAGGAAGCTGAAGCTGTTGAGGAGGAAGCGGTTGTTGAAGAAGAAACTGTTGTTGAAGAAGAAGTTGTTGAGGAAGAAAAAGAAGAAGAAGTCGTAGAAGCTGAAGTGGTTGAAGAAGCAGTAGAAGAAGTCGTAGAAGCTGAAGTCGTTGAGGAAGAAGCTGAAGTCGTTGAGGAAGAAGAGGAAGATGCCGTAGGTTTAGTTGAAAAAATGTTAAAACATCCTTCTGATAAAAAAAAGAAAACTTATTTCGTAACAGAT